GTAATGCGCGTTGAATTCAAGCGCAAGCTCGCCCTCGGCTTTCTGCGTCGCGGTCGCGGTAAGTCCGCCCTCGTGCATAGGGTTGTGTATAGTGATCTTCTTGTATGTGCCGTCGATCAGCTTTGCAAACATAGTTATGTTGTCAAGATATGCACTATCGGGGATAATACCCATTTTCGGGTTTTTGATAGTCGCGGGGTCTGCTGCAAGGCTGCTTGTGATCTCTGTGCCTGTGCTGTCGTACATACGGCAAAAAGGCATAGCAAGCGCGAGGTTGCGCTGCGACATATTGATAACGGTTACTTTCAGCGTTGCCGCCTGCTCGTCAATGGTCTGCATACCCGCCGTTTTGCCTACCCTGCCGTCAAACTCAATGTCGCGAATAGTCGCGGTTGCGGAGAATTCGCCGCCGCCCCTGCAAGGCAAAAGCGGCCTTTCGTTGGTCTTGCCGTAATCAAGAATACAAACGCCCTCGTCAATCTGTATCTTTTCGATTTCCTGCTTTGTAAGGTTTTTTACAATCGGCATTTATAGCCCTCCTTATTCGTAGAATACACGCGCCGTCCACTCTTGCCGACGGTGGTTAATGTCAAACTCGGTTTCGTCCAAGTTCAGCGACTTTTCAAAATTAAGGTGTCCGCCGAAATACCCCTCGGCGCGTATGATCGCCGCGTCAAGGGTGTTGCGCAAGCTGTCGCAAGCCTGCTGCAAGGCGGTGTTGTTGTCGGTTACGCGGTCGTCGCCGAATAGATCGACGTAAAAAAACACAAGGTCGCCGTTGCGGTCTGCTATGTCCGAATGCACGGGGCTGTTAATGACGCAATACAACGCGTCAGACGGCTTTTCAGCGTCCTCGTAGTATGCGGGCAAGACCTCGTTAAAAGCCGCCACAATCGCCGCGTATAGCCTTGTAGTGTCTATCATTTAGTCGTCGTCCTCCGCTTCTCCGTCAAATACCTTGCCGCCCGCCTTTTCGATTTCTTCGTTAAGCAGTTGCAAATATTCCTCTTGTGCTGCCCGTATTTCTGCAATGTTGTTATAAACACTATTGCGTAATACATTTGTCGCCTGCTGTCCGGGGTGGTTGACGTGGTAGCCGTAAAATGTACCTGTGCTTTTGTCGTATAACGGCTTTGCGTCGTCTTTTGTCAAGCGCGGTATCGGGTGTGGCTTTGTGCCTTGCTCTATCCACCACGGCGACGAGTGCGACGGCTTCTTGCCGCGCTTTCTCACCTTTTGCCAGCCGTAAAACCCGACTTGCATTTGCGGTTGTCCCGTCTTGTAGTCGATAAATACCCACGAGGCTATATGGTTTTTTATGTTCTTTGTGCGCATAGGCACGTCGTCGCGGACGTGCTTTCGTATGACTTTACCACTTGCGCGCAAAGCGGATTTTGCAAGCCCCGCCATTGTCTTTTTGACCTCCGGCGAGGTGTCAACAAACGTTATGCCCGATTTTTTAGACATCTTCTTTCACCAACGTTGTTAATATAAGCTCGAGGTTTTCGTTTTTGACGGGATATGTACGAACAACGCGATACATCACGCCGCCAAATTCAAAATATTCCTCGCGCTGATATTCTTCCGCTTTGATCTCAATGCATAGCTCGGGCTTTACGCCTGCTGTTGCTGCTTGATAGAATTCATTGCGCTTGACGCCTTTTTCATTGCAGTAAACCTCGCGGCGGTCATATCCCGCCTTTGTGGTGCGCCGCATTGCGTCAAGTTTTTTTATCGGCTTGCATAAGTAACCTATATCGCGCCAATACACACAATCACCCGCTTTCGGTGTCCTTGTATTCGTCCGACAACATTAAATGCCGTTTAAGCATTTCGTAACTTTCGCGGTATCTTTCCGCGTCGCCGTTATCAAGTCCAAAATCTGCCTTGACGTATGCCGTAATAGCCCGCTTAATAAGCGGGTCGGCTTCGTCATTGACCTTTTTCGCCTTTATGCCGCCGAGGTCGTGCAGGTCGGCACGGGCGGCGGCTATAAGGTCGGCTATTTCATCGTCAAATTTCGGGTGATTGATACGGAGCGCCGCCCGCATACTTAATACATAGCGTTCGGATATATCAGACATAGGACAACGCCCCCCTTTACTTTAGGTCGTCGTTTTCTTCTTGCCGTAAATGACCGTGCCGGGCTGGAGCGCGCCGCTCCAAAGTCCCCAAGCGGTGTAATCGTCGCGGCGGGTCTTGCCGCTGGTGTCAATTGCGAGGCTAAGTGCTTCGTGCTCATTCATGCGGTAAAATCTGCTGATATTGCCGATAATGAAATCACCGTCGTTGAGGTAGGGGTCAGACTCTACCTTGTAGCCTGCAACGCTGTTTACACCCACGCCGTTGATAGGATTGTGAATGTAGTCGCCGACTGTGTTCTTTGTAAACGCGATTTCCTCCATAATGGACGGAGAAACGTAAATCTTTGCGCCTACCTTGTGGCGCTTGTCGGTAAACTTACCCAGCGCAACGCCGATACCGTCAAGGGCTGTACCCTCGTACTGATACGATACCGCGTCGGCGGTAATGCCTTTCATCTGCCCGGGGTCAGCCGTTCCGCCGAGTCCGTAGATAACCTCGTTAATGCTCTTTTCTTCTATCTGCTCCGAAAGTTCGTCAAGCAGATAGTTGAAAAATTCGTTGATCGCCATAGCTATGAGCCGCCAAGATACGGCAATAGTTGCCGCGATCTCGGATAGTGCGAGGGTGAGGTTAGCCCATTCAACGGACATTTCGGGGGTTTTGGTGCTTTCCTTTACGTTCTTTGCCTTTGATACGGTCTTACGGTAAGGGAAATTAAGCAGCCCGGGAACGCTGGTCTTGTGAATGTCCTTGAAAATAGGGCTTACAAGTCCGATACGCTCCATAAGCGAGAGGTTAATATCAGTCGGGATAAACAGACCGCCGTTATTAACACCGTCAACGCCTGCGGTCGGTGCGGTATACTGTGTTGCGGTCGTAGTAACCGCCGTGTCGAGTGCGCGCTGCTCTGCGGGGGTCATTGCCCGGCGGAGAAACATCTTTGCAAACGCGCTCCTATATTCGGGGGTTGCAAGTATCGCACGCCCCTCGGGCACGGGTGCAGGCGGCTCGGCGCTGCCGTTTTCGGTGATAGGATTAGCAATTGCAGTGGGCGCATTTGTTGCTGCTGCCGCTGTGCCGCCCATACCCTTGATAGCGTTTTCGCGCCTTTCAAGGTCTGCGAGTTCGTCGTTAAGTGCGTTGATCTCTGTCGTCAGTGCGTCGAGGTCAATAGCGTTGCCTGCGTCGTCCTTGCCGCTTTCAAGCATACGTCTGATTTCTGCCTTGCGGCGAGAAATTTCGCCTTTTCTCTTTTCAAACATGGTTTCTACCTCCTGTTAAATAAGTGTCATTGCTATAAGCTGCTTGCGGCGACGTTCGTACTCCAGCCGTTCAAAGTCCTTTGCGCGCTCCGCTTCAAAAGACTTTCGCGCCGTTAGCGACGTTTCCTCATACGCGGGTATATCAACCGCCGAAACGTCGTATAGCTTTTTTATTCTTGTTACTTTACGGGTGTGTGTTTCCGGGTCGTACTCCTCGCCGTCGGGCTCGACAACCGTAAAAGCAAAAGACATTTTGTCAATATATCCGCCGCGTATTTCTTCGTAGAGCTTGCGCCCCTCTTCCGTGCCGGATAGATCGGCGGTTATATCAAGCCCGCCGTTGCTAAAATCAAGTTTAAGGGTCTTGTTTTTCAGCCTTGCAACAACCTTGCCACTGTGATTATAATTCATAATCACGTCGGACATATCGCAATTTATGAACGCGTTGCGGTCTATGACCTCGTAATACTTTATACCGTCCATTTCAAAAAGGCACGTCGGACTATCAAAGACAACTGCACGCCCCTTGACCTGATAGGCGGGCGCGGCGGCGTCGTTCGGCAATGCTTCAACGTTTGCAAATGCGCGGTATTCTCTTTGATTTGGCTTAAATGGCATTGTCATTTCCCTCTCCCTCCGTTTCTTCTCCGCTATCTTGCGGGGCTTTGTCGCTTGTGTCGCCTAACTGGTATTCGTCGGCTCGATCAGCGTTCACCATGTTCAACGTTTGAACACGCCTTGCGCCCTCTGCTCCGCCCAGCGGCGACATATTGTAAGCAAGCAGCACATTGTCAACCGTAACCGCGCCAATATCCGCAAGAAATTTCAAAGCGGCGGTTTTGTCGGATAGCTTTTCGTTCTGCAAGCTGTTGCCCTCGAATATTATTTCGTTTCCGTAACCGAATTCGCGCCCGGAAAAAAGCGCGTTTGTAAATGCTTGTGATAGCTGTTCGTAAAACGGCGCGATCTCGCCGTTATAAAACGCGCTTGCCTGTTCGGGGCTTTCCTTGTTCTGCACAATAGCCTCATTCACGCCGAAATAGTCGTATATTTCGCCCTTGACATATTCAAGCTGCCCTGTCGGTATCGGCGTTTGCTTGTCGTTTATCGGCGTGTATTCGTACTTATTGTCGGTAACAATAACGCCCGCGCCGTTGTTTTCCATTCGCAAGTTATCGCGGATAAATTCATCACGGCGGCGGTTTAAGTCCTCGGCTTTGGTACTGGACGCAACTTTCAGTATGCCGCGTATTACCGAAACAAGCTCGGCAAGTTTCCCCATGCTCTGATTAAACGTGTCAGCCGTTTGCAGTACGGGCGTGATCGGCTTGTTGCTGTCGCCGAATATGTCGTTATTGTTGTTATGCCTGCTTATATGAATTAGATCGGCATACGGGCAAGTGTAGACATTGCCCGTTGAAAAACGCAT